TAATTTTATCTTTTTCTAATTTATGCTGAATTGCACCAATAGTTTTATTAGCGATTATCTTTGTTAGTGGATTTGATAATAATTTAAGCCAGATCATAAATAAGTATTAGCAGTTAAAATAATTAGTGCTGACCAGTATAGCACAAGGAAAGAATAAATTAAATATAGGAATTTCATTGACTCCTAATATTACTTATTTTTTATTTTTCAATAATTCTTTTGCTAATTCGCAATAATGGATAATCTTATTCCATTTCTCAGTAGGGTCTTCTCCAGCTTTATTTCGGAGTGCGTATTTTATTATATTACCTTGTATGAAATCAAGGTTATTTTGGACAATAAACTCGATTGGCTGTATCTTATAGGCTTTATAATGATTGCCACCTATTTGTTTATCTATGGCTCTCTGCGTGGCTCTACGAGGCTTTAAACGGCTTTTTTTAGACAATTTTACCTATCCAATCGCCTTTTTTATCTAAAACCATAGGAAGTAGTCTTGGAATACCATTTATGATAATTCCACATCCTATAATAAATCTAGTTCTAAAGTTTTTAGCATAATTAAATGCCATAGATTTTTGATCTATTAAACATCCTACATTCATTCCAAAAAATAGATTATCAGGATTAGCCCACCAAGATATTACAAACTTCGTATGATAATGTCCTTGTACTGCTGACATACCCATAGTTTGAGAAACTTTTAAAACATCTGCTGATCTACCATGTGTAAAAAAACATCTTTGACCATTAGACATTGTTAAAGTTAAATCATCTACCCATTTCCATTTCTTAGTTTCTAAGAAATCTCCATAATCTTTTAAATAGGCTCTAGGCAATCCATGTTTTAATGCTCGTCTATAAATCATAGATGAATGGTTAGAATCTACTTCTATAAGTTTAGGAAATACATTTTCTAATTCTTTTACATATTCTTTTGCTTTATCAAGTTCATGTCCAGCAGAATAAAGTTCTGGCGAGGAATCGTGAAAACTTAGTGCGTGTTGGTCTAATAAATCTCCGATTGAAATAGTAGTGTCAGGCTTAAATTCTTTTTTAATTTCTTTTAAAAATTTAATTGAGTCTTTGTGTTGATATGGCAAGTGCATATCACTTATGACCAAAATTCTTTTATGATTCATACAAGTATTTGTTGTATATTATTTTGATAAAAAGTAAAGCACCTGAGCAATAAACAATAAAGCTACAGCACCTACTCCATACATAATTAAATTAGTTAAACTATCAAATTTATTATCAATCTTATCGTTAATTTTTTCTATATCTTCGTGCATGTGTTTTAAGTGATTATTCTGAATTGTATGAATAGATTTTTTAAGACCTGTTACATGACCATATAAGGCAACAATGTGTTCTCCTGTAGTCTTAGGTCTTTTAGTCATTAATCTACTGCACTTATATTTATTTCGCCACTTCCACCACCATGATGAAGAAAAGCTATTTTTTCTCCTGACTTAAATGCAAATACTTCTACATGATCTGCTGGTAATAAAATATCTTCTTCTGTTGCAGTTGGATTAGCACCAAATTTAATATGACAATGAGTTGTTGTTGCAATTCTAACTAAACCACTTCCTGTTATAATAGCACTAGATTGTGCTGATGAACTTCCAACATCATGTGTTTCTGGTGCAAAATCAGGGTCTATTCTTGTATAATTTGAGATCATATTACTTTAATATCAGATATTATCTAAATTTCAATAAAGTTAAGTTTCCCCTCATCATGCCATCTTTTAATCCAATATTCGTCTTTTTCCATTTCATGTGAGGGATATGAAAATTTATTAGATACTTGGTGTACTTCTCTTGTGTATTTATTGCAAGTTTCAAAGAAATTATAACCTGTAATATGAAGATCGCATTTAATATTGTTTAATATCCAATACACAGAAACTAATCCTGTTGTAGGTCTATGATAATCTAATTCTTGTTGCATTTTTGTATATTCTTCCAAGTTCCATAACCAAGCATGAGGTTTATATAAATCAGGCATTCGTTCCATTCGTTTGCCACCTTTTTCAGCATTAAGTCTTATGATGTTTTTAAATTCTGGGTAATATCCTAGTCTATCGTAAAGAAATTTATGTGCTTGATTAACTAAATTATTAACCCAAACATCACAGGGTTTATCTAATATGCCTAAGTTTAATCTTATAATACAATCGTATTCTGAATAGTTAGGTTCAGTTTTTAAATCTGCGTTGCCAATAAGTAGTATTTTTTTATTTGATAGATATTCAAATGGGTCAAACATTAGGAATACATTACAGTATATCTAGTATAATCTTTTAATTTATCGTTCCACCATTCCTCAGGTTTTACAGTTGCGTGTGCGTTCATTCCATTAGGTAATATTTCTCTAGCTTTTCTTGTGCAGATAGTTAAGAAAACCCATTGGTCAGAATAGTTAAATATATCTTTAATAACTTCATCAACATGATCTTCTGGGATATGTTCTAATACATCTGTTGAAATAACTAAATCAAATCTAGTATCAGGCTTTGTACTAAATTCTGGTACTGCTGGGTCATATTTAGATGCGTTCCAATGTTTAGGGTGGTTTTGTGCTTTACCACATCCGTAGTCTAGAATCGTTTTAATCTGTTTAGATTTAATTATTTCGTTAATGATTGGAATGTATTTAACAACAGTTGTGCCTCGCCATTTTCTATCGTTTTGATGAATAAGTTTAGCTTGTTCAATGTAAGTATCGTATAGGCTCATTTTTTTTTTCTTTTCTTTTTAACTGTTCTTGCTACTGATAATGCGATAGCAACAGCTTGTTTTCTTTTCTTACCAGCTTTCATTTCTCTTTTAATATTTTTAGAAATTGATTTAGCTGAATATCCTTTAATTAATGGCATTATTTCTTTTTCTTCTTTTTGTATGCTTTTGCTTTTTTCTTTCCAGCTTTTGTATATGGAAATTTTTTACCTCTTACCATTGGCATAATAAACTCCTATTTGTTTGCGTTTCTCATTATACTAGCCAAACTCTCACATCTTTTTGTGGTTTGTTTGTGCCAATTACTATCTATCATTTCTTCTGATGCTTTTAAATAGTTTTTTTGTTTTATGGCTTCCCACATCTTCTTAAATTTCATAACTCGTGGTTTGCCTAATTGAAAACACATTTCAACGATTACACCAAAAACAATATGATTATGTTCTATATCTCTTAATAATTCTCTAGCTGAATCTAATGCTATTTTAAAATCATTATCAAAAACTTCTTCAAGAGTAGCTTTGTCATAAGCAACACCCTCAACAAAATTATCAGAGGGTAATACAAGATGCCCATAACCAATAGTAGCAAAGCCCAAGCTATCGGAATACACAGTATCCCTAAACCCCTCGTGTTCTTTAATTCGCTGTTTAATTTCTTCCATATATTGTTCTTCCAATGTCTAAGAATGTTTATTAGTTTTCTCATTCATATTATCTTGCAGTCGTGGGTACTCCAGTTGAAGTTACAAAAGGGTTAGAAGCAAATGCCATATAGATGTATGTTGCACCTGATTTGTTATTTGCACTTCCAATTGTTGTTTGTTTAAAACCATTTGAAAGTAAATCCATTCTATCATTAGTATCTTCAATATCAGAAGTGTTTGGGTGTAAATCATAACTTTTTGGATTGTAACCTAATCTTTTATTATCCATTAAAAGCCAATCTCTAGCTTCATCAGTTTGTTTTATTATAACAAAAGCAGGTTTAAATCCTGTATAAACAAATGTTCCATCTGTACTTCCATTACCTGTGTAACTGCCAAACTTACTAAATCCTTTTTTCTCTGCGAAGCAGTAGGCTATGTAATTAGTTCCACTATAATTATTTGGTGTCCAACCATTTCCTAATGAAAAAACACTAGAAGTTGGAGATGTGTTATTCCAACCTAAAATAGATGTTCCAGTAGCTATATCTCTACTTAACCATTGATAGCTAGTATTACCTAAACTTTGATGATAAACTATCCAATGTTGTGGTTGTGAAGCAGGATCTTCTCTTGATTTAATTATAATCATTGCTGGTGCAGAAGATAATCCATGACCAACTGTAGCAGTAGCACCACTTCCTGTATAAGACACAATACTAAATCCACTTGTAGTGTTTGCTGAAACTGTTGATGTGATACTTCCATCTGTGTTTGATACTGCTGAACTATCTGAACCTCTCCATGACCAACCAACATAACTTTCTCCTGATGTATTCATTCCTAATCTTGTTCCAACAGTAAAACCATCTGTATCAAAAGATTTTAAACCTTCTGCATCTGTCGCTTCAGCATTTGTAAGATTTGAAAATAAATTTTTTGTAGCACCTCTAACAGAATCTACTAATTGGTGTGAATCTGTTGTATCTCTATTTTTAATCCAAGTTAAATCTGGAGAAAAATTTAATGATGATATAGATTGCTCTGCACCTGTACCTGTGTATGTTACAGTTTCAAAATAATCAGAGCCTTTGTCGATATTCGTATATGCCATTATGCTACCTTACCATATCTTTGTAATGTTAATTTTCTTTGAAGTTGTCTATATTCTTCAGTTATATAAGATAAATCTTTACCAAGTTTATAACCTTGTTTCAAATATTTATTTATTTCAGATGGTTTAACAGGTTTATTTTTTCCATCTTTGTTAATATATTTTAATCCTTTTGTGCTTTTGTTACCCATAAGTTTTTCTGATATTTTTTTCTTTTGACTTTCTGGTAATACTCTACCAAGTGTAATTTTATTACCTTTCATTCTATCAGAATACATTTTTCTATACTTAGGTTTTTTCATATGACTATATTTTACACTTTCCTCTCTTAACTTACTAGCTATTCTTGAAGTAATTTTATAATTTCTATTTTTAGTTTTTAATCTGCACATTCCCTCAAATGCAACTAAACATAAATGTCTATTTCTTCCTTTAGTAAATTTACATAACAACATATGAACTATAAAATGTTCTCTAGCAGTAAGTTCTACTAAATTTTTTTTAATATCTTTACCACCTAAACATCTTGGCAAAATATGATGTTTTTCTTTATAGCCAGATAAATTTCTAACTTTTGCTTTTTGGATTATAGAATCATACCAAGATTTGTATTTATTATTAATAAACATATTATCAACCAAATTCACTCAAATTTTTTGTGTTCAAACTGTAATAGCCACTCGGAACTGGGTATTCAAAGTTTCCATAGCCATTACCATCACTATTTCCTGATGAGATTGTAAATGGTGGGTTGCCGAAGTTTGCTTGGAAAGTTGCACCATTATAACCTTTTGTTGCAAAATGCCAAAATTTAGTCATATCTAAACTTGTAATAGCAGAATTAGTTGTTGTGCCATTTTCTATTTCAGTTTGTGTAGCTGAATTTTGCCAAGTTCCATTTTTTCCAAACCAAAGAGTTCCATTGTCTGCATCAAAAGCAATTTGTAATATATCTGCAGCAGTATATGTATTTCCATAAGCCGAACCATCAAAGTTTCCGTTATTTTGATAAAGATAAGTTGCAGAAATTTCATCATAATCATCTTCAGGTGCTAATCCAATATATGCTTCTGAACCAACTGCTGAACATTTTGCTTCAAGATACCATTTTCCAGCACTAACTCCTATTGAAGATTTTGTGTTTGTATAATAAGTTGCATCTGCTTGATTAACTGTTGTATTTCCATTAGAAAAAGTTGGTAAATATGCAGTTCCACTTGCTATTCTTGGATTACTTAAAGGATTCCATGTTGCAAAATTATTAGTCGGTGTATCAGTAGATTGATCTATGCTAGTTAAATTATTTACAGTAAAGTTATTTCCATTACCTGATACATCTGCACCTAGACTACCAGAGTTTTCAAAGTCTAAATAGAATCCATTTGTGCCAAAAGTTAAACCAGATACAGATTTTGGTTTCCATATTCCTGTGTCTTCGTCAAATTCTCCAAATGATGTTGGGTCTAGTTGTGCATTATCAATTACTACTACTTCTGCCATATAGCCATCAAAATCATCTCCGCCTGTTGTATCTCCAACTAAATGAGCATAAGCATTATTTCCCCATTTCATATTTGCATTTTGAGATGGATAAGTAGCAGTTGAAAAACTTGTTTCCTGAACACCATTTACATAAAGCTTAAATCTATTTGATTCCGTAGATTGTGTACTATCAACTGCAAAAACTAAATGATACCAACTAGATACATCTCTAAATTTTCTATTTGTATCAAATCTCCAAGTATAACTTCCACCATTATAATTTCTAAATAATAAATTATCACTACTTCCAAATCTTACATCTAAAAAATTATTAGCATCAACCTTATAACCAAAAAGCGATTTGCCACCACCACCTAAATTTGCTCTTTTTACCCAAACACTAAAAGTATGTTTTTGCTGACTTCCTGAACTTGCAAAAGTTTTACTTAAATAATCAGAACTCCCATCATCAAATCTTAATGAGTTATCTACTTCATATCCTACAGCAGATATTGAATTACTTGGAAGTATTAAAGGCATTATATTACCTCAGTTGGAAATTCTGGGAGTGGTCTTGTAAATGTGCCGTCTTGTTGTTCGGTGTATTCATATAATGCTTTTAGTTCATCAACTGTTGTGCAGTTATTAATCATAGTTTCCATTTCATTAGATTTAGTTCTAACATCTGCTCTAAAAGATAATATGTTTGCTGGAATATCATAATCAGCAACTTCTGTAGCTTTAACTACATACCAATCAGTAGGTGCTAATAATCCACTAGCTTGTTGTTTAACTATTCTTTTCTTTTCAGTTTTTAAACCATAGTTAATAACTTGAACACCATCTTCTAATATAGGGTTTCCATCTTCATCTACTGCGTTTTCATCTTCTAATCTTTTAGCAGTTGCAGTTCCCCAAGATTTAGTAACTTGACCATTTGCAAAAGTATATTGTTCGTTTGTGTTATTGTAATATGCTGGGTCTTTGTAATTAGTTGAATCAGTTATAATTTCATAAATACCAATAGCTTCTTTTTCAGCTTTAGACCACATTGTAAATATTTTAGCTGGGTATCTTACATCTGCTATAACAATAGATTTAGGGTAATTTATAAATTGAGTTATGTTATTATTTTCGACTACTGCGTACATTGTTTATCCTTATGTTGCTGACATATTTAAAGTTCTACCCATCTCTTGCCAAACTGTACCATTGTATCTAAAAACTAAATGATCTGATTGACCTGAAACAGATGTAAAAGTTGGTG